CCTGATACATCAGGCTATCATCTTTGATCCCTTCGTACAACTTCCACCGCCACCACGCTATCTGGCGAGAATTGATCTCTACCCCATAGAGTTTCTTAATGTCTTTGACCCACTCTTTTTCCTCACCAGTGAGCTTGCCATCCCAATACACCTTATAGGTCTGACCTTCTGGGTCTAGGCTATACATCTCATTTCGCCACCAACCGCAGAAAATAGCTTTCTGAGTGCGGGCGCGTTTAGCGGTGGTGTACATATCGTGAAACATATTAAAACCGCGAGCTGTCGATTCAAAGGTATACAAGCGGTCTGGGTTGGTTTCCGCAAGGGAAGCTAACAAGGAAGCTAGTCCTTCTTCGTCTCCCCAAGAACTCGTCTCCGTTCCATGAAGGAAGGTGATACCTTTACCCCGACCGAGACTTCCTTTGGCTCTAAGCCCAGCGACCTGATAAAAGAGACGGCTTCGGTTCTTGAGGGCCAGCGCGTTTCGGTTGTGAGTAAGGATCGGGATTTTGTACTCTTTGGGTAAACCATCCATATACATTGCGAGGGTGCTTCGGAACATATCTCGGTTTTCTTCTGTGTCCGTTGTAAGCGTTCCCTGTAGTCCTGGGTGTGTAAAGTGCCAGTAGAGATCGAGTGCGAGTGAAATAGTAGTGATTCCAAGTTGCCGTCCTTTTAAGATTACAAAAAAATGAACTCCCTCAGATAGCCCTTTTGCCATTTCATTCATGACATAAGTTTGACTACCCATCAGACTGTCCAATTTGCGTAAACCTTGCTCCTTGGTTTCAATCTTTAACTGCTTACAAAAATGATAAAAGTGATTTAGATTAAAGTCACTCATGTGATGATCCATGGAAGTTTGCCGTTAAAGCGTTTGAGCATTTCCAAATTACCTTGTTCAAAGAACTCTTTTTGTACGGAATACTCATTGCCACCCAATCTAAAGCAAAAAGTATGCCTACCTGTTCCTGTGAACTTAGGGAATATGTGCTTGGCGTTGTTATAGAAAGTACGATCTATACCCCACCCCTTGTTTGAGAATATGCTAGAGATTTGCTTTAAGCAATCGGTTTTCATACCCCACATACACCAATCTACAAAATGATGGCCATCGGCTACCCAAACGGGGGATGCTTCGCCAAGGGCTTCGCAATTATCAGGAAAAAGAAAATTGCCTTCCTTATCAAATACCTTGCGAAAAGAGTACGCCCAGTCATTCCCTTCTTCGATCTTCTCCATAATGGTTTGTACATGGTTTTCCTCGTACCAATCGTCATCGTTGCAAAAGAATGTCACATCCTCATTGATAAGGTGAGGCGCGGCGGCCAGCCACCTTCTACCTTCTAAATCTTTGCCGCCAATCGGTTTAGGCCAATAGCAAAAGTGCAAATCTTTATCGTAGTAATCGTAATCATTGTGAAAACGATCTGGGTTCATTCCGTCTACCAAAACATAGTGCTGGCAAGGATAGGTTTGGGCTTTTACAGAAGCAATACACTTAGCCAACTCCAAAAGGCGCTTGCCATTGGTAACTGTCACTACGGCTGCGGTTTTCAATTATGTTTCCCTAATCGTTTTGTTTCAAAATCAGGTAAATCCCAATACGCCACCTTGAGCCGAGCCGTATGGTTCTTGGCTAAAGCAATCAAGCTGTCATAAGTCATTGGACTGTACTTTTCGCGCCATTCGCCCGCCAAGGCAATCTTTTGCCTCTTGGTGCGGCAAACTATCGCCTTTAGCATCTCCGCTTTGTACAAAAGCCTCTCTTTCGAGAGTTTTTCAATGTCTGATGTCGCCGTCATCTTGATTCACAAGATGGTTAAGACGATCAATCTCTGACTGGGCTTGCAAGAGAAGTTTTGCGCTCTCGCCTTGTACGCGCATGACTTCATGGAATAACTGATCCTTAGTCATCGCCCAGATACGGGTCATGTACGACTTCTTGGCGTCATCGCCAGCTTTCTCGATTAAATCTAATACGCTAATCTGTGTAGTTCCGTTTTCCATCATAAATCTCCTGGGGCGGTCATATACGCCAATATTTGTTTAGCAGCTGCGTTGACTTGCTCGTCTTGTTTTGATTCAACTGTCAAGGCAATAATGTCTTTCATACGCCAAATAACATATTGATCCATTACATCAAGAAACAAGTCCTCTTCATGAAATTTGATTATTCCGTTCTCCATACGCGTACACCGTTTCCTTCTCGTCTGGCCACGAACTTGCGTTCATGGGTTTTACCAGCGCGGTAATTGTTGTTGCACACAGTCCTAATGCTCACTTCGGGAATAAAGAAGCTGTCACCTATATCCATGGATTTGTAGGGATAACTATTACGCTTCTTGATGTCGGGTGGGGGAATATTTCTTTCTATTGCTATACTCATATCGTCACTCCTTTGTTTAACCTAATAATACACAACATGATACACACATACAACGAATATCACTTAGGCGATCAGTTGGTTCATTTGAACTACTTACGCCAGGTCTGCAAAGAAAACCCCCATCTGGAGTTTACGCATCATTGTAATGAGCAACATCATGCGCAGCTGCTACCACTATGCGAAGGTGTGCCTATTAGCTTGCAAGGGTTGAGTATCCCGCCTGGCGCAATTAACGCGTGGATAGGGCGCGATAACTACTTCTACAACCATCCGTTGCGGGAAAACTGGGTGGCCTTCCATCTGGATTGGTTTGATCACCTTTCCGATCTGCTAGAGATTGCCAGTCCCATAGCAAGCCGAGATGATTTGCTATTCGATTACCCCGCGCTCAATGTGCCAATCCCAATCACATTCGATTACCTGATCATCAATTCCCCTCCCCTGTCTAACCAGCTGCCTAGCTATGACCCCGAATTCTTTAATAAACGGGTTAGAAAGTTATTAAATGAAGGCAAAAGCGTCATTACCACCCACCCTACAGGCATGGGAATGAGCACCCTAGAGATGAAATTAGATGTCTCAGGCATTGGCGCACTTTCAAAGTATTGCAAGCACATAGAGGGCGTGGCTACAGGGCCAATGTGGACAACCTTCAATATCTTCAATAAACACAAGGTGTTAAGCCGCATTTTCTATTGCGCGCATCAAACGGTGAACTTAACGGACTCTACGATCACGCTGCATAGCCTATAGCAAAAACACGTTTTTTTTCTGGGGGGAGCTGCGAGAGGGGCTCCGCCTTTCGGGTGTCCAGCCCATAATAAAAATCCAAACGATTATCGAAGATTATCGAAAGATAATCCGTCCCATTATCCATATAATCCATTACGAATACGCGTATACATAACCCTGATAATGCCCATTAGTATATTGGGCGCTTACCCTATACGAATATATAATATATTCTGTATGGATAGTGTAGGTTATATCTCACCATATCCCTATATCGTACTACCTATATATACGCTATATATATTACCTACATATAACTATGTATATATATACACCTATATATAATAGATTATATAAGGCATATATAAACTATATATTATATATATAGATATATAGACTATAGACAATCTATGTACGCTCGGTCTCGCTCTGGCTCTGGTCTCTGGCTTGTTTGTCTCATGTTTAACAAACATACAAACAAACATTACATACATACAAACAAGTCATGCTATAGTCGAGACGGGCAATTTTGCCCGTCATTCCTAAATGAGGTAACAACTATGCAAACACTTGTACAAATTAAGCGGGAGAACAATTACAGGCGCGACCAGCTCCGCGACCTGATACACCAGCGCGTCAATACGGAGTCTCGATTCCGTCATTACCGCGACTTTTATTGGCTCTCGCGCCAGACTGTAAGCGACCAAGTCTCGCGCCTACGATTACGCCAGCTGGAGCGCGTAACTCTTGCCGACCGAATCTCTCGCGCATTTTTTAACGAGGACTCACACCGATTTGTCGAGCTGGTAAATGAGTACTCGCATTTGATAAGCAACACTAGCGAGCTGATTGAAAATGCCGAAGTGTATTTTCGTGACGACTTCGCGTGGTGCGAGGACTGTGGTGAATTGGCAAGATGGGACGACACGATAAACGCATACGACCAGCACCGAATATGTGACGCGTGTGACGGGAATTATC